TCTGTGAGTTCGATATCGATCGTTGTGACCATACCTGCGAAGCTTTCATCCCAGTTTGTTTCCGCCTGGGACACCACCTCTGCACTGAGCGTGTCATCCTGTTCCAGATCCGCATCGATGTTCTCCGACAACCATGCCTTCAGTTGCGCCAGATCTTCTTCTGAATCTGCGTACACGATTCCGTACTTGCCTCCTGTATTCACCTGATATATCTGCATACCTATTCCTCTTCTTCTTTCTTCGCTAATTCTTTCGCCAGCTTCCTGATCTCTGAGTTGTTCTTGTTGATCGCTTTGACCAGCAGCTGCAGAGATTCTGACATGTCTTTGTTCGCTTGCTCCAACCCAGCTAGGGTTTTGAGTGAGCCGACTGCTTCTTCTACCGTGTCATCATCCACGTTCATTTCAATTGTCACCTTTGCCATCGACTCTCTCTTCAACTATTATCCGCTTGTGAGGTATTCCTTGTCCTCACACCCATAGCTTCCACCTTTTGCTTTGGAGGACGCTTGCCCCGGCCATCTACCCCCGCAGTTTCGTAGGTGGCTGGGGTTCCTACCAGGTCACACTCCCAACCACTTGTACCACCGTGTGCCGTTCTTCACATCGATGAGTATGTACCTTTGTCTTACGTTGTACACTGTTTGCGCGGGCACACCTGCCTCTTTGGCGATGTTCTTTACGGGCAGTCCCATCTCCTGCAGCCCAAGGATCTGCATGATCACGGTGTCCTGCAGCTTGTCACGCTTATCTGATGGGAGCTTGGGATTCGGCGGCTTAGGTTTCTTTTCCCACGCCTGCTGTGCTCTGATTGCGGCAAGTAAGGTGCTCATAATCGTTTTACCGCTTGTTCCATTCTGCTCAAGATATTCGCTATCCCCTCAATAGATGGAAAAGATTCAGTATCTCGTGAAATTATTGAAAGGGATTCCGATATTTCTTTTAGGACATCGTTCCTCTTCGACTCAACACAAGCCATCATTGCCGCTTCTTGAGAGAGCACAAAGCCTTTATCTCGCTTGGTTTCCTCTATCAAGCCAATCATTTCGCTAGCCAGAGTAGACGGCCCCGATCTAATCCAATCATCGTGAACTTGATTCAATAGATCTTTTTCATCCTTGAATTCTTTATTAAATTTTTCATAACTCAAATCGCTCATCATTCAACCTCCCAAGGTCGTGTCATTTCATTTGATTCTAGGTAGTGCCACACCGCCTGTCCGGGCACGGCATGTGTCTTGACTATGTTGCCCTTGTACTTCTGTACATAGCTGACGGCGCTTCTTGCCGACTTCTCGCCACTAGCCATCTTGGCATTGCTCAGGGCCTCACGCGCTAAGATCTCCAGTTCCTTTCTCTTGTAAAACTTCGTGCTACTCATCGCGTTCACCACCACATCGGCGATCAGCACTTCATCCTCTTCGCTCAGTTGTGGCTTGGTGCTGCGCTGTGTGAACTCATTGACTTCCCACAATCCTTTATCAAAGTCGAAGTTAGCCAGGTGCTCTTTGGGTTCTTGTGCGTTACGCGCCTCGTAGAAGATAGACACATCAGGTTTCTGACCACTGAGCTTGATGCCAGAGTCGAACCACCCTGCGAACACCGAGCCACCTCGAGCCGACATGAATGACTTATCATCTGCCCGTTCTTTACCTGTATGGTGGGCGAGGATCACGGCAACGTCGTTCAACTCCATGAGCATATCGACTCTGTCCATGAGTTTGCGTATCTCTGTGTTGGAGTTCTCTTCACCATCAAAGAAGTTGATGATGGGGTCGATCATGACGATGTCTGGTTTGTGGAATGCAATCTCATCAGAGAACGCTTGGATGTCTTGGTCTTTCATCAGGTTCTTGCGCAGCCGCCCACTGATGATCAGGTTGTTGTGCCCCATGCGGATGAGGTCATCGTCCCCTGCAAACCGCTTGTAGTAGGTTTCGATACGGCGCTTCAAGAACTCTGCGATGATCTCTGCTTGGAACCACATCACCTTGAGTGGGCGATTAAACGGCACATCCATGAAGTCGGTGCCTGTTGTTGCACCTGCGGCGAATGCACCCAGCCAGTTTGATTTACCTATCTTGGGTTTACCGAGCAGCAACACTCTGCTCTTCTGGAATATGAAGGCATCACCCCAGTACTGGTCGATGCCATCGTCGTTCATTTCATGCCATTCATCGGCGCTGAACGGTTGCAGTCCGAGCGGCCCTTGCTCTGGCTTCTCTTCGCCTTCTCGCTTCAGTTCATCCAGTGGATCTTCTTGTGACTGAATCTCTTTGAGATCTTCATTGATATCTGTCTGCCACTTGGATGTCTGCCACTGCATGACACCTGCATCGACATCGTCTGGGTGCCGCTTGATGTGCCCGCCTACAATACTTATCGTGGTGCGTGTGACTTCGATCAAGTCCATGGGTGGGAAGCAGGTCTGGTTCCAATCCTGCGCTTTGATCATGACCTCGCGCATGCCCCAGCCTTCTTTGACCCACTTGCCGACCAAGCGCGCCAGGGTATCGTTACGACTGCCTTCTTGTTTGGGATCTTCGGTCAGCTTCTCGCGGATGCTCTCGACCTTGCCACCGTTGTTGTACATATGGACTTTCTGCAGATCGTCCTGCACCAACACGGGCAGATCTTCCATGCTAGACATGGGATAGTTCTGATCGAAGTCGATGTTGTACCCGTGGCTGGGTGCCACCATGATGTATCCGCCATCACCACGGATGTCGATCTTGTTGAGGCCCACACTGTTGCGGATCAGTTCGCTGCCCAACGAATAGAAGTAATGCACACCACCACGAGGTGACGTTTGTTTGAGTGGGGTACGGCTGATGTTGCCTTGCTCTACCCACTCGACGGCTTCATCTTTATCAACATCGACCACGGCAAACGTGATGCCAGTAATCGCTGCCCAGTTTGCAGACGGGTATTGGTTGTGCCACTGCTGTATCTCTTCGCGTGACGGTTGAATCTTTTGGTAGTGCTGCCACTTAACTCGTGGTGTCTTGGCCCACTTGGCTTTGAGTGCATCTTCTGTATCGAATGGATGCCGGGTGCTGAAGTATTGTGGAACCGCCTCGGTGGGTGAGCCACATGGGATGATGTGCATCCCGTTTTCCCACATGTCGTGCAGGAGCTCCAGCTTGGCTTCAGGTGCGAGTTCAGAGCCGTTAACCCCTGATGGTAGGAAGGATGGCATCATCAAATAATCCGTTTCACTATCCTGTTTTTGTTTTCATCTGTACCAGATCGTACCTTCATACCCAGAGACTTCGCCGCCACTCTGATTGAGTGATAGACGTAACCCTTGGGGTCTTCTGCCTGGGTCAACACAAAGCTGTCCCCAATCTCCATGTCCTTCAAAAGCGTTTGCCATTTACCTGCACCCTTGGTGGGGTGAGGCGGCAGCTCAAGGTTCTTTTCAATTGTTTTCATAGCCGTTGTTTGTATTGGAAAGTCGCATTCTCTATGACCTTGATTCAGGGTGCAACAAAAAAGTGAAAAAAATTGTTGCAAGCTATTGTGACATCCAGTAACGTCCATAGCCGTAGAGAGAAGAAGTGAGATTGGAATGGAAGAGCGGATTAAGAATCTAGCTTTGCAACTGCATGGCGCGAAAGAAAAGAAGCAAGAGGTTGAGCGACATATCAAGTCGGTTGAACGCGAGCTCCTAGACCAGAAAGAAGTGAGTCAACTTCTACTCCCCCTGAACAATGAGGGCGGCGAAAGAACCCAAGACGGCATAACTGTTGAGATCAAGCGTGAACACGTTTGGGATCAGTTTTTGTTGGATGAGATTCTGGAGTCAATGCCACGAGAATCGTGGCCCTCGTTTGTAGCCCAAGTTACGAATTACAAGGTAGACATGCGCGGCTTTACTGCGTGGGCTATGGCTCACCCAGACGAAGCTGGGCGTTGGCATGCCTGTCATTCGATCAAGCTTGGCAAAGAGCGGGTCAAGGCAATTGACCCAGATAAACTTAACCAACCAGAAGAGGAGGTGTAACCTTGAGTTTACTAAACCAAGTAACCACCCATCGGGAGATCAATCCTGATGTAGCCATGCCCCCTGTACGGATGAACATCCAAGGTACAGATGGTATTGGTAAGTCCACGTTTGGCGCACACGCACCAGGCGCTATCTTCATACAAGCGGAAGATGGTTTGTCTTTTATCAACGCTGCACGGTTTCCCCAAGCGAACACTTGGGAAGAGATCTTGGAGCAGGTGAAGACCCTGGCCATGGAAAAGCATGAGTACAAGACAGTTGTCTTGGATACTACTGATGCTGCAGCCAAGCTTGGTGAAGCGCATGTGTGTGAGAAGAACGGTTGGTCATCGGCGGCAGACCCCAAAGCAGGATACGGCGCGTTCTACGTTGCCGAAGAGAATGCTTGGTTGAACCTGT